CTCTGAAGGTAGACGTGATTGTCCTCGACCACATCACAGCAGCAGCGGCTGGGTTAATGGGAACATCCGACAAGGACATTGAGGGTGGTGGTTCAGAGCGTATCATTATCGACACGCTTATGAAGGAACTACGATCTCTCGCTGTTCGTACTGGTGTTCACGTCGATATCGTTTCGCAACTCAAGAAGACGGATAAGGCTTATGAAGAAGGCGATAGAATTACGCTTCAGGATCTTCGTGGTTCTGGTGCTTTGGCATCTGTACCTAATACGGTCATCGCTCTTGAACGCGATAGACAGAATCAAGACCAGACCCTAGCCAACACAACCATCATTCGTGTTCTTAAGAATCGCTTGACTGGTCGTGCTGGCATTGCTAGTGCTTTGTTCTACGACAGAACAACTGGTCGTTTGCAAGAAGTTGATTGGGCAACCAACGACGAAGGAGAGGTTGTCTTCCAACCTATTCAAAATGGAACAGCATGAAGTCATGCGAATGATGGCTTGGGATATGTATGCCGCGTCGATCTTGGGTATGTCTTTACATCCCGGCACAACACGGGATGCAGCTAAACCTAAAACCATAAAAGAGATTTGTAACCTTGCCGACGAGATGTTGGCAGAAAGAGATACTAGATTTAATGCGCTTGGTTATCGACATCGAATCGAATGCCTTGATGGAGTTGACCCTCGACAATAAGGGTAGACCTGTCAAGGAGTGTACAAAAGTTCACGTTGTTGTTACAAAGGATATTGATAGCGGAGAGGTTCGAACATGGACTGTGTTTGATGAGACCTTCGATGCGTATCTCAACAAGGCAACGCAACTCATTGGACACAATCTCTATGGTTTCGATCTTGAATGTCTTAAGCGTATGCTTGGGTACAAGGGTACCGCTAAGATCTACGACTCACTGGTTGTTAGTAAACTGATGTATCCAGATCTTACAAATCACCCGCTTGGTGGTAACTCGCTTGAGTGTTGGGGTAAGCACCTTGGTAATGAGAAGATTAATTATCAAGGTACCTGGGAGGAGTTGACGGATGACATGATTACGTACTGCATTCAGGACGTACACGTTGCCCATCACATCTACAACCACCAACAGAAGTGGATTGCTGATAACAAGTATGAGAAGATTGTTCAGCTTGAGTTTCTTGCTAGTGCTGTTGTTGCACAGCAGCAAGCCAATGGTTTCAACTTCGACATCAAGGCTGCTGAGAAACTACAACATGATCTGTTGATGTTCAAGGCATCTGTTGAAGATGAGATGCGTACCATCTTCCCAGACAAGGTTACTGAGCGTTACTCAGAGAAGACGGGCAAGCGTCTCAAGGATTCCGTTGAGGCTTTTAATCCCGGCTCTCGCAAGCAGATTGCTGAGCGGTTGTATGAGAAGTATGGTTGGTCAGCACCAAAGACAGAGAACGGCAACCCAAACGTGGATGCCACAATCCTCAGTCAACTTGATTACCCAGAAGCCAAGAAGCTTGTCGAGTACTTCGATGTTCAGAAGCTTATGGGTCAGGTAGACGATTGGGTTAGTCGCTCCTCGTACAGTCGAGACGGTCGTATCCACGGCTTTGTAAACGTACAGGGTGCTGCTACTGGTCGCTGCACACACTCGCAACCAAACGTTGCACAGGTGTCTGGCGATCACCGTGCCAGAGAGTTATGGATTCCACACGATGGCGAGGTGTTACTTGGGTCAGACCTTAGTGGCCTTGAGTTGCGTATGCTTGCTCACTACATGGCACCATACGACAAGGGTGCGTATGCCGACGTTATTCTTAACGGAGACATTCACACCCACAACCAACAGAAGGCTGGTCTTCCTACCCGTAACAATGCCAAGACTTTTATCTACGGCTTCTTGTATGGGGCTGGCGATGCAAAGATTGGTAAGATCATCGAGGGTTCATCTAAGCAGGGTGCAGCACTCAAGGAGAAGTTTCTTCGAGAGTTGCCAGCACTTGCTAAGGTCAAGCAAGATGTTGAGTTTCAAGTAGCCAAGCGTAGTGCGGTTAAGTTAGTTGACGGTCGCTATGCACCAGTACGTAGCGCACACGCTGCACTCAATACCTTATTGCAAGGTAGTGGTGCTGTAGTGTCTAAGTACTGGATGATCCTTGCTAACACCAGACTGAGGGAACGGTTTGGTGCCAACGTTGTCAAGCAACTAGCGTATGTGCATGACGAACTTCAGTTCTCCTGCCCATCAGCGATTGCTGAAGAGGCTGGCAAGATAGTTACTAATGCGGCAATCGAAGCGGGTACTAGACTTGCTATCGCTATGCCAATCAACGCGGAGTACAAAATTGGAAACAACTGGTCACAAACTCACTAACGCATCTGTCGGATTCTACGACTTCAGTAAGATTCAGGGTAGGTACTTGGGATTGTTGGCTAAGATTCTTAATGGTAGCCATGTAACACACGCTGGCCTCATCCTTGAGGCTGGCGGCAAGGAGTACCACTTTGTAATCTGTAGTGCAAAACAAGAATGGGATGGTCGTATAGTACCAGTCAGTAAACTATACAATCTAGAAACCTTACAAGGGTTGGGTGCTATCCTCATCGGTCGAACAGAAATGTGGATCACTGAGGATATGTCACTTGGGGATGCTATAACGGGGGCATCATCATATACCGACAGTAATGCTTGGGATATGATTTTCCATTACTTTGTTGGGCGATTCCTTAGTCTAACAAGACCACGGAATTGCACAACACACGTTTGTTCTTTCTTTAATATCGAAGACTGCTTTACACCAGCAGAGTTGTATAGGAGATTCAATGATAACCATCTTATTGTCCGGCCAAGCGAGAGTCGGTAAAACTACGGCTGCTGAGTTTATTGCAGCGTATGCAAAGAAGTGTGACTTCAAACCAATCATCCTCCCTTTCGCTAAGGCTATTAAGGATGAGGCATTAGCTGCCGGATTTGACAAGGCAACTAAGCCACTAGAGTATCGTGCTTATTGTCAAGACGTTGGTGAATCCAAGCGCAAGGAAGATCCAGATTACTGGTTGAACTTATTTAAGAATGCTTGGAAAGAAGCAGCAATCAAGGATGCAAAGGCAGCACAAGACGAAGACAAGCTTTGGAAAGAAACTGTAATCATCGTTGACGATTGTCGGTACCTTAACGAACTTAACTTCGGTCGGACGAATGGAGCCGTTACCGTCTTCATCAGCCGTGGTTCAAGAGACCTAGAAGATCAGAATGCTGATTGGCGTAAGCATGAATCAGAAGAGATGGCAAACCGATTCGAGGATGGGGATAAGGACTACGTTCAGATGTTTGATTGGGTTATCAAGAACGAGGGAGACACTAAGCTTCTTCATTCCAAGTTAAGCGCACGTCTCCCTACTTGGTTGAGTCTTGACCCCCATGCCTATATGTCTTGTGATTGTCTTGGTTGTGTAAAGACCAAGAAGGATGAGCCAATGAATCTTGATGAGTTCTTTGAAGAGCTGTTTGGAGACGATGAAGAATGAGTCTTGATACTGTTGCAATGATTGGTTACGAACAAGGAGAGTTTAGAGAGGCACCAGAGGATTGGTTCTCAGGTACCGATCTCCTTATCCGTGGAACAAAGGGAACAGATAACTGGATTCGTGGTCGATGCTACGATGAGGTTATTAAGCAGACCACCGGTTATACATTGTATCACCAACTTAATAACGGTACCGTTCAAGACATCTCACGTCTTTTGAATGAGTACACCTTTGCCCACATCTCTAGCGTAGCGAATAGACGTGTACAAATATCTAACGAAGAGCTGCAGCAATTAAACAAATGGTTTAAGATAGCAGCAGAGAAAGGTTGTTTCCTTGAAGCTTGGTATTGATCATGCAATCTTAGACGGAGATATCATTGCGTATCGTGCTGCCTTCTGGGCAGACCAAGAGGGAGCTGAGTGGTTAGATAGACGATTGATTGATGACGTTAAACGTTGGACACCTCCGGGAATTACCGATATCACAATCGCTATATCTTGTTCACGTAAGGATAACATTCGAAAGGATTACCTCCCTAGTTACAAAGAACACAGAGAAGGTAGACCATCACCCGATTGTCTATCCGACGCTATTGCTTTCTTACGGGATAACTATAAGACAACCAGTGAACCACGACTTGAGGCTGATGACCTGATGGGTATTGCTAAGTCTGGGTTCAAAGCAATTTGTGTAACTATCGACAAGGATTTACAACAAGTTCCCGGCTATTCGTGGAAGCCGCGACTGAACCTAGATGACTCGGAGACTGAGATAGAATATACCTCAGTTTCTGACGCAGACTTTTGGTTCCATCGGCAATGGATCACAGGAGATTCGACCGATAATATCGGGGGTATCTGGAAGCTTGGCCCCAAGAAGGCTGAGAAGCTTCTGAATTCCACCCACCCCAAGAACCATACCGCCCTCGTCCTGAGCCTCTACGAGACCCGTAGTGACAAGGACGGCAAGCCGTATACCCTTGAGGATGCTGTAGCAATGGGACGCTGTGTCCGCATTCTACGGGATGGGGAGAATACCCCATGGCACCCATACGAGTAGTCCCTGAGTTAGAGCTAGGAAAAAAGAAGATGACCGAATATAACACTAATACAACAACCTTTGACAACCCTAATAACTATACATCAACAAGTTCCGTCTTTGTGAAAGACACAGACGTGTACATTAAAACAGGAAGACATGGCTATCCCTCTAGGGGAACCCAAGCAGCAGCTGGGTTTGACCTACGGGCAGACGTGTTTGAACCAGTAAAGATCAAGCCTAATGAAACGGTTATGGTTTCTACTGGTGTTCAATTAGCTCTTCCAGAAAACGTTTGCGCTTTGGTCTTACCAAGGTCTGGCCTTGCGGCCAAGCATGGCATTACCGTAGCAAACACACCGGGTCTTATTGACCCAGACTACCGTGGCGAGATTAAAGTTCTACTTCGTAATGAAGGAACCAATACATTTGTCGTTGAGGATGGCGACCGTATTGCACAACTTTTATTCACTCCCTTCTTTGCACCGTCCTTTGTAACCGTTGAGGAACTTAGCCAGACACTCAGAAATGACGGTGGCTTTGGCTCAACTAACGTAAAGTAATTATGAATACATTTGAGAATTTTATTGCTCTTAGTCGATACGCCCGATGGATTGAATCTGAACAACGTCGAGAGACTTGGGAAGAAACTGTTGATCGTTGGTGGAATTATTTCACAAACAAGGAACCAGTTCTTAAGGAAAGACCAGACATCAAGCAAGCCGTCTTGGCTCGGGAAGTATTCCCTTCCATGCGAGCATTGATGACCGCTGGCCCTGCCTTGGATCGTGACCACACCGCTCTTTATAATTGCTCTTATCTAGAGATTGACTCTGTTGAGTCATTTGCCGAACTTCAATATATCTTGATGTGCGGTACGGGTGTTGGCTACAGCGTTGAACGACGTTGTGTTGGTAAGCTTCCTCAGGTACCATCAACAATCGAACGTAAGCCAGATACCGTCATCACGGTAGAAGACTCAAGAGAAGGTTGGTGCAACGCACTTAAGGATCTCTTGATCTGTCTTTACCACGGCGTCCATCCAACGTGGGATACCACACTGGTACGTCCCGCTGGCGCACGTCTTAAGACATTCGGAGGCAGAGCATCTGGCCCCGGACCACTTGAGGCTGTGTTCAAGTTCATCGTCAACTCTTTCTATAAGGCTAAGGGTAGACGCTTAACAAGTCTTGAGTGTCACGATATCTGCTGCGTCATTGCTCAGTCAGTTATTGTTGGTGGTGTTCGTCGCTCTGCGATGATCTCCCTCAGCGATCTTGAGGACAAGGAGATGGCAGATTGCAAGAGTGGTAACTGGTGGCAAAGCCACTCGTACCGCGCCCTTGCAAACAACTCCGCAGTTTATGCGGAGAAACCAAGCCTTGGTAAGTTCATGCAAGAGTGGTCTTCACTGTATAATTCATTTAGTGGAGAACGCGGCATCCTTAACCGTGAAGCTCTTCAGACAGTTTGCTCACGTGTTGGTCGCGGAGTACCAGACGGTGTCCATCTTGGAACGAATCCATGCTCTGAGATCATCCTCAGACCGCTGGAGTTCTGCAACCTATCGACTATTGTCGTAAGACCAAACGATAGCAAGAAGGATATTCGACGCAAGATTGAACAGGCTACCATCATCGGTACCGTTCAATCGAAGTTCACCTACTTCCCATACCTACGGGAAGAGTGGAAGAAGAACTGTGAAGAAGAACGCTTGCTTGGTGTCAGCATGACTGGTATCTTTGATAACATGTTTACTGCGGGACAGACAAGCCCAATGGATCTCATTGGCTTCTTGCAGGACATCAGAGATGCAGCACAAGACATCAACGTTGAGTGGGCTAACAAGCTAGACACGGAACCAAGCAAGGCTATTACTTGCGTCAAGCCAGAAGGTACAACTTCATGCTTGGCTGGTTGCTCGTCTGGTATTCACCCACCATATGCACCATACTACATTCGACGTGTTCGCTTGGATAAGAAAGATCCGATGTATCATTTGATGAAGGATCAAGGCGTACCAGTAGAGGATTGTGTAAACAACCCAGACTCAACTGCCGTCTTCTCCTTTGCCATGAAGTCAGCACCCGGATGTAAGACAACCCAAGACCTCGATGCACAGACGCACTTGATCTTGTGGAGAATCTACGCAGACTATTACTGCGAACACAAGCCATCCGTAACCATTAACTATACCGATGACGAGTTCTTGCGACTTGGTGCATCGGTCTATGAGCAGTTTGATTATATTTCCGGTGTGTCATTCTTGCCAAAGGCTGAACACACCTATGAGCAAGCACCGTTTGAACCAATCACAGAAGAAGAATACAATAACTTCCCAAAGGTAGTAGTTGATTTCTCTCTCTTAAAGCAGTACGAAAAAGAAGATGAAACAAAGGCAGCACACGAACCAGCGTGTACTGCAGGAGGTTGCACAATCGTATGATCGAAGAAACACTAAGAGTAAAACTTGAGCGTGGCCTTCCAATGACCGAAGCTGAGTTTAGTCGGCTTGCTCGCCAACTTTATAATATGATGACCGCTCTAGAGAAGGAACTAAATGAAATCAAAGTATCCCTACCTAGACCCCGAATGGATTCCTTTGCTGAGGGAAATGATTTCCCCGACAAATCAGTACGATCCAAACCAAACAAGTGAACACCTAGCTCGCGGACTTGCTTATCAAGCTGGCAAGCTAGATCTATTATCAAAATTAGAAGCTGTTGTTAGAAAGCAACAGGAGGATATGACAAATGGCTGATCCTTTTGTAAACTATAACGCAGCACTACAGGCGTTTATGCAGGGAGGCAGGACAGATACTGCCTCTCTGTATGAGGCCACGAATAGACTGCGACAAACTTCTTTTGTGGGAGAAGAAAGCACACCACTAAGTCGTTTCTACGATGACGTTGCACAACGTTATCTAGAAAAGACTGAAGCTGCCAAGATCGAAGAAGAATCTATGCGTGAGAAGTTTGAGAAAAGGTATAAGGCTGCTGAAGATCAGTGGCTTGGTATCGCTAAAGAGAAACTTCTTGAAAACATGACAGCTACTAGAGGTCGTGATCTATTAAGCCGCAGTGAAAAAGAAAAACAACTAGATGAAATTTCTGCGATAACTTCTGTAGAAGATTTTAGAAAGAGATTTCCATCCTTTAAGATGAAGGACTATGGGTTTAAACTTCTAACAGAAACAGGCGAACGTCGTAAGGCATCTGAAATCTACCGTCGTACAGCACTTCCGGGCTGGGGTAAATACGCAAAGGCTTTGACTGATATAGAAGTCTTTGGTTCCCAATCAGCATCCGCAAAGAACTCTGCTCAACAAGAGTTAGATAAACTTGTTAAAGAAAACGAACGAAGACAACGTGAGTTTAATGAATCTAAACAACAACTTTTAGAAAGTGCCGAAACAATCGGGCGTACCAAGCGTCCCGGATATGTTGAGCGGCCCTTATAAGGAGCTAAGATGGGATCACCAAAAATCTCAGGCGGTATGACCGCTGCAGAACAGAAGGAGCTGCTCGCTGAAGAGCGAGAGTTTCAAAAAGAACAAGAAGAACGCCGCCGTATCATGGCGGAAGAAGAAGAGAATAGACGCTTGGCTAGAGAAGATGCCGAAAAGCAACGACTCGCTGCCCAAGAAGCAGAGAAGATAGCCTCAGCAGATCGTGCCGAACAGTCATTGATCGAAGAAGCTGAGAGCATGGATGAAACTAAGGAGAAGGGTGTTATGGCCCTTACATTCTTTGAAGCCTTGAATAAGGGTGTAACTACCCAGAGGCCACAATGAATACACTAGCCGAACGCTTTCAGAGAATGCACGGCAATCGGCAAACTAAACTAAACAGAGCAAGGTATTGCTCAGCTGTTACTGTACCCACACTGCTTCCGCCAGAAGGATGGAGTGAAGGTACGTCATTACCACAACCCTACTCTTCAGTTGGTAGTCGTGGTGTAACTGGATTAGCAAGCCGAATCCTCAGTGCATTAATGCCACTTAACGATACACCATTCTTTAAGTTTCAACTAAGGGATGGTAGTCAGGCACCGCCAGAAATTCAACAATACCTAGATACCTTATCGTTTCAAGTATACAATAAGTTATCCTCTACAAACCTTAGAGAAACTGTATATCAAGCCCTTCAACATCTCATCGTTACTGGTGACGTGCTGATTGAAATGGATTCAGATTACTTCTTTACCATCTACCGCCTTGACCAATACTCCGTACAAAGAGATATCATGGGTGAGGTGCTTGAGGTTATTCACCTTGAGTATGAGGTAGATGATCCAGAGTTTATTGATTACTCATCGTACTCTGACATTGAACACAGAGTTGGTTACAAGACCTACTACTGCCAGTATCTTCGTCAAGATGATGGTACATGGGCATACTCGAAAGAGAATGCTGAGGGTGAGGTTGTAGAGTCTGGTATCTATCTCGTTGTTCCTATGGCCGTCCTTCGATGGTACGCCATCGCTGGCGAGAATTACGGTAGATCTCATTGCGAAGATATCCTTGGAGATCTCAATACACTTGAGGCTTATACGAAAGCGCAGATCGAAGGCATGGCAGCTGCCAGTGCTTTCTGGATCGCAGTTGATCCTCAGGGTATTACAGAGGTCGATGATCTAGCGGGTGTTAGAAACGGATCATTCGTTGCTGCAAAGGCTTCGGATATCTCTGTCATCTCACCAGCTGGAACCATTCAACCACAGGTAGCAGCAGCTGCTCAGGCTGTCGAGAACATGAGACGTGAGGTTGGTCAGGCATTCCTAATGACTGGTCAAGCAATTCCATCAGGTGATCGTGTTACCGCTACAGCAGTACGCATGATCGGTCAAGAACTTGAAACGGTTCTTGGTGGTGCATTCTCTTCGATTGCACGTACACTTATGGAACCAATCGTCAAGCGTTGCATTGTACAAATGTTGGAAGATAAACTTCTAGATGAACGCCTAACAGAACAGTTCTTTGATAACGATGGTACCTTAACCGTCAACATTGTAACAGGTCTTCAAGCACTTAGCCGTGACTCCGATCTTCAGAAGCTTATGCAAATGGGTGAGATGGTTCGTAACCTTCCACCAGATGCGTTGGCTACCTTTAAATGGGACTCATACTCCAGTGCGCTTATCACAGCCCTTGGGTTTGACGCAAGAAACTGGGTCAAGTCTCAGGATGAAATCGCACAGGAAAGAACGGCAGCTCAAGCAATGCAAGTTCAAGCAGATACTGCCTCTGCTGTTGGCACCGGTATTGCATCATCCGCTCAGGATTTAGCAAGCGCCGCTGTTCCCGCACTCATGGAGCAACAATTACAATGAACCCAATGAGAATTATTGGTGCAAGCAATAATGACATCAAGTCCGTAAATCGAGTAACGTATGTAGTGGATGTAAATGAAGTTGTTGCTTACGTAAATAAATCAACCTTACTTGGACGTTATCCAGATCTTTACTATGCGTATGAAGCTGTTCGTGGCGCAATGATGCGTTGTGGCTGCAGAGACATGATTGATGTCATCACAAAACCTACAGATGTGGTATCAAGCCACACGCTAGTTCCAACTGTTGGTGTGGCATTCACTAACTTGGCTTTAGAGGCCTCTGGATCTGTTGACTTTGGTTATGCAACAGCTCAAACAAGATTTGAGGGAGTAACTGCAGTTCCTATTGTTTTAGTTCCTGTATTTGAAGCACCACCACAAGTTACATTTTGCTATAAAATAGCATCATCTTCGATTTCTGGCATAGTAAGTCCAACAGCAGCTCTTGCGGCTGGATTCACGCCCATAAACTCAGGCGATTCAATTGTAATTCCAACTGGAAATGCATCAAATAATCGTTGGTTTCTTCGAATAGCCCCACTTTGGAATGTAGATGAAATCTTTACAGCACCCTCCTTTACATTTAGAGTATTCCCAGCTACTAGACCATCCTCGGCTTTAGGGTCATTTAGCGTAACTTTCGGATAACAATATGCCCTTTATTACATATAACCCAACAAGTTTTAGTACTGCGGCGTATGAGGATGCAAGATCTTTTGCTATCTGGGGTGTGTCGTGGTTTACAGAAACAGACCTAAGTCGCTTAGGCCCATCAACACCAGCTGTTGTTTGGATGGCTCCTCAGACTTTAAATGGTGGAACACGTCGATCTGACCACACCGGAACAACAAATTTACCAACAGTTGTAACATCTTATATTGATAAGGTTAAACAATTCCCGAAGGGAAGACGTGTTATCATGCCACAGTATTGGTTGGATGACACTCTTGGTGGTAATGATCGCACAAACAGTAACTACTATAAAACACTTGGACAACAGATGGCGGCACACGGTGCTGCTGGTACTTTCATAAACTCCCCGTTCCAACGTTTACACCAATCCGTTGACTTTAAAACCACGTGGACCAAGTGGGTAGAACTATGCGAAACAAACGATGCAACGTTTGATTATATCGTAGACGATCAAGAACAATGGCGCTTGTGGTCTTTAAACAGCAATCAAATTATAGCCGATGCTGGTTGGACTGCGCCAACTTGGATGACTGATAAGGATGCTAGAGTACCATTCTCTATTATAAACGACGCACGTTTTGAGAATCCACTGTATGGCGATCCGGTTACAAATCAAAGCATGAGAGAGTTGTTAGTCTATTACACAAACATTGCGAGACCATCCTCTCCAATAGCTAATACACTATCGGCTGTTCAGACTGCATTTGCTGATTGGAACATTACAGTAGCAAATCCTGGAATCTCTCCGTACACTACCAATAGAAATCCTCTCTGGTATGCGTGGAGAAGAATGATGGGCCGCGTTCATATTCGACACCGTGTAGAATTAATTCTAAAAGAGACCATTCAAAAGCCGTGGTTTACTGGATTCTATTCTGACTATGGTGTTATTGGTGGAGAGCCGTGGGAAACTCCTTGGCTCATTCGCGCACAACACTATGCAGAAAACTATTTAGCACACCCTCTCTGTCGAGGAGCGCCGGAGCTATACGGATACGCTAGCAACATGCCAACAGTCTTCGGATATCACCCAACACCAACGACTGATATTCAAAGATACGGTTTTGTTCGCCCAGCTGATGGCGGCGTTTTAACCAACGCCCTAGCTGGAGATGCTGGCCGCGTCATGTACTCCTTCATGGGAGATCTTGCTGAGGCTGTTGAAACATCTAGAGCAAACTATAGACGGGATTGGGCTGCATGGGTAGGAACACCACACTGGGCGTATGGTCCATCATTCTATCAGTTTGATGATCGTTATGCCTTTGAGTTGTATTATCACCTTGCTTTATTGGGTTGTAATCCCTTTATCATCTTCCCCGGAGAGGGTGAGATTCCAGAAGGAGAAAACCCATACGTATTGCCATCTGATATTCTTGTTGAGATTAAACGAATTACAGATAACGGTGGCTTACGACCATGTGACTCTACTGGTAATCAGTACGCCCCGCCAGATAGATATGTATTAGCTGATTGTTTAACCAACAAGGGTATTGTTACGGGTGGAACAATTCAGCACGGACCAAAGAAAGGCCAAAATGTTTGGAGAATTACAGTACCTCCTCACATTATAGATGGTAGTGGCAATTCTTTCATTAACCTACCCGATGGAACAAAGTATCAAGTAGGACCAACTACAAGAGGTGCTTGGTACTTTGGTCAAACTAAACCAACTGTAACTATTACGACAAGTTAATTATGGAAAACACAGAACCAACGACTCCACAAGCAGTGGAACAATCAGCGGTTTCAACACCTGTTGACCGCGAGGCTAAGGCGTTTGAAACACACGTTATTCAAAACCAAATCCAAGTACCAGACAACTTCAAGTCTGTCGGGGATTGGTTCAACGCCCTTAAGTCTGCTCAAAAAGAGTATACCAAGGCTCGACAGGAAATCTCTGACCTTAAGAAGCAGATTCCAGTAGCAACACCCGAAGCTCCAGAGCAACCAAAGGAAGCCCCAGCTCCTGTGATTCCGGAGGAACTTCGCATTCCAGATAAGCTACCGGAGCAACCTCCTTCACCACAGCAGACAGAAATTCTCACTAAGGATGAATGGAACAAGTATTCAACTGAAGTTGCTGTCAACGGCACTCTATCTAATGAGTCACGTGAAGCAATCAAGACGAAGACAAAGTTACCAGACTACGTTATTGATGACTTCTTAGCGGGACAGAAGGCCCGTCTGCAACAGGCATACGGCAGCGCAGCAGAGGTTGTAGGAGGAAAGGATCAACTAGCCCGTGTATTTGATTGGGCAAGTAAGAACCTTTCATCCGAAGACCAGAAGTCTGTGAATGCCGCATTGTCTTCACCTTCTTGGGAGGTAGCTTTGCTTGGACTGAACGCTAAGTATCAATCCGCAGCAGCAAAGAAGCCAACCGCAAATGAGCCAGTTAAGGCACCATCATCCCAAAAGGTTGGTGCTACGACGGCTACCCCAACGCTTGGAGCGTATGCTTCCAAAGCAGAATTTTATAAGGATCGTAAAGACCCCCGATTCGCGGGTGATCCACGATTCCGCCAAGCGGTAGAAACCCGCATGGCAAAAACAGATTTCAATTCATTAAGATAATAAGGATATAAAACATGCCAGGTACAACAGGAACCGATATCGTAGCAGGAGATCTTCCATACAGATCAGACGTAGCAGCAGGAATCTCAGGCCCAATCGCTGGTCAAAACAAGCTTTGGCTCAGCATTTGGTCTGGTGAAACCATTCACGCTTACGATGAATACAACATGTTTGAGTCACTCGTTGATTCAAAGACCATCAGCAACGGCGTTGCTATGGAATTCCCAATCACTGGTACCGTAGCTCTCAACGCTGCGTGGGCCGCTGGTAAGGAACTCGTTGGTTCAACAACCGACAGCACTTCTGCGACCATCGCTATCAAGCTTGATAAGCGTCCAATCGCAGCACACTTCGAAATCGACAACGTAGACCTCATGCAAACTCAGTGGGAATTCCGCTCTGAGCTTGCACGTCAAGCTGGTCTCACCCTTGCTAATGCACGTGATAAGCAAATTGCTGCTTACATTGCAAGAGCAGCAGCTGAAGATATCAGCTTCGCTGGCACCGCATGGGTTGGTACTGATGGTACCCTTCTAAACACAGATGATCCACGCTCACTTCCAGCTGGTCCAGTCTTCCTAAACGGTAAGTTCTTCGACCTCGGTCGTTCAGCTTCTTCTTCATCAGACCGCGCAAACGCAGCTCTCGCAGCTCTCCAAGCTTGCGAAGATTTCGTTGTATACCTACAGACGATCAATGCACCAACCGATGGCGTTTACCTCGCTGTCGAACCACGCGCATTCCAAGACATCCGTGCGCTTGGCGTTGCACGAGCATCAACCGAAACTGTCAACATGCAACCAATGTTCGGTGGCGTTGCTCAGGCTGGCGGTCTTGGTGCTGCTCTCGCACAAGGTATGAACGGTCTCATGGACTCACTTGAGTACATGGGTGTTCGTATCATCAAGAGCAACCACCTCCCAACTGCTAACTTCTCTGGTATTGGTGAATCACGTTACAACCTCACCTTCGGTACCGCTGGCGTATGTGGTCTTCTCTTCCAACGCAGCGCAGTTGCCGCTCTCAAGTTGCAAGGTCTCAAGGTTGATACCCTTGATGATATCCGTCGCAACACCACCTTCACTGTCGCAAGCATGATGGCTGGTACTGGCGTTCTTCGTCCAGAATGCGCCGCAGTTCTTGTCAAGCCAACCGCAGATAACTGGGCAGCAACTGAAGTTACTGAAGCAAACTTTGCCGGTGCAACAGCGGGTTCACCAGCAAACGCAAACTTCTTCCTTGGTGGTGCCGCCCCAGCTACTGGAAACACTGTAGCAAGCTACCTCCAAGCAGCTGGCTCTGGTGGCCTTGCTGCATCCAAGGCACGTCACGGCCTTCGTATCAACCTCGGCGGAAACTTCAGCCGCGAAGTCGTAAACACTGCAGCGTCAGCCTTCCCCTACGCATAATTAGTGTAGGATACTTCTATTACTTTTGTAATGGAACGGTGATCATATATCTAGCCAAGAGTCCTCGAAAGGGGACTCTTGGTTTTTTTTTCTTTCTTAGAAAGGTAAACAACATGGGATACTTAACTAAACTAGATGCAGTAAATCAAATGCTGCTTGCTGCTGGAGAATCGCTTGTTGCGGATCTTAACGAAGCAAGTGGTATTGA